ATGGAAAATATCATATTCTTTTTCTGTGGTATATACAATACCAATTGGTTTATCAGTTGCGGCAGCAGGGGCGTTAATAGCACCAGCAGCTTTGTCGCCAACAACCCACATACCGTTTTCACAAGGATGTTCCTTAGTAAATGCCTCTCCGAGAGGAGTTTGAGATACAACCATACCAGTCTTAGGGAACGCTACTTGATTTAGTTCTAGACTAGCATATTGTTCACATGGAAATCTTTTCATGCTCATAATTTATTCCCTCCTAATTATTTCTTATACTTTTCAATAAGTAAAGCGAAAGAAGATCTATTATCAGGTTCTGGTAGGGGTACTTTCTTAGTTTCCTCTTTACCAGTCATTTGCTTGTTGGCAAAAGCAATAGCTAATTTACCTTCTAGCTCGTCATATGAGAAGTCATTAATCCTGGCTCTAATTGGGTTAATTTCTTCTTCTTCCAAAAGTTTTTCATAATTTTCAATTAAATTATTTTTCTTTTCCACAGCAATATTATTTAATTGTGCTTCATAGTTAGATACAGTAGCTTGTAATTGTGCGTTTTGAGCGCGAAGGCTTTCAAGTTCTGTATTGGTAGCTTCCACGCTTGCTTCTAGTTCTTGAATGCGAGCATTCGCCGCGTCAAATTGTTGTTGTAGCGCACTATTGGCGTTATGTAAATCTGTACATTGCTGCTGTAGGGCTTCAAATTCGACGTTATTGTTTTCTTCCGCGGCTGGCTCTTGTTGTTCGGGCTCAGTAACTACTGGCTCTGCAACTGTGGAGGGCTCTGCCGCAGGTTCTTGAAACGTGGCAGGTTCTTGTCCCTGCACGTTATTCTCTAAATTATCCATCTGTACTTCTCCTCCTTTTATATTTTTTTCAGCCTCTTCAACCAATGCTTTTAATTCAAATAAAAGTGAAGAGAACTTTTCATATTGTGATTCATATTTATCTTCATTCGCAGAAAAGAATGAAGAAGCTGAAAAGCAGGGTTCGTGACTCCCAATCACACATAAACCTCGCATATCACCTTTTGTATAAACGAAGTATTCTTCTCCATCAAAGTTGGCCCAATCTCCCACGATTGTTTCTGGCTTTAATTCCATACTTTGATGCTGTCCAATAATTTTTTTAGCTTCATCATAATAGCCAGTAAATAAGACAACAGAAAAGACAGCATAATCTCTTGTAATACCATCGCTATCTTTTAATGGCTTCCATCCTATAAAATCTTCAATATACCCGTAGCCATTGGCTAATAGCGGGCCGGTATGTGAAGCCCATGCTTCTGTTTCTGGATCAAAGAAGCCTACTACTGGAGTATCTCCATGAGTCGCGGATTCTATTAAATAATTTGCATATTCATCAGTAATATATGAGCCATTACGATTTTTATATTTATAGAATACCCCAACTTGTAAGCGATTACCATTTTCTTCTTTTCCATCAAGAGCAATTTCTTGGACAGGAGAATCAAGAATTATAGTATCAAAATAAATAGGTATCTTTCTTTCCATAATTATTCTCCTTAACCTGCGGCCGCGATATTGGCCTGGGTCTTTTCAGATTTTTGTTCATCAGGAAGTTCTGGACGTCCTCCTGTATTATTTATGTTGCCACTTGACTACCCACTATTACTTTTTTGCGCGGATGAGCTAGTTTTTTCTTCTCCCGCTACTACATTTCCAGAAGTAGTATATGAAGATTGTAGTGGTATCATCTTTTCTGACATCTTTAAGAAATCATTTTCAAAATCCATTAAACTTAATTGACTCATTTGCTTAATTCCCATAGCCACACCCGCAAACATTTTAGAATATCCATATTGCGCGCCACGGAAATAAGCAGTTTGTAAATCTTGTCTGTTAAAAGCAGTTGTCGGTAAAATTTCAAAATCAAATGTTAATCCCTTGCGCGAAAAAATATTATTTAAATGATATTTAATCCATGTTTCATATACATTTAAATAACCCGTCATTAAACTTTCATCTTTTTTAATCATATAAGCCAATGAGGAACTCCCATCTGGATTAAATAATATATTACCTCGTCCTAGGGCATCCCAAGCATTTTTACGATACTTTTCAATACGGTCAGCAGACTAAGAAGCCGCGCTTGTTTCTTGTAAACTCTCTAATTCAGTATCACCAAATGTAGTTAATACATCAACTGTGTCTATATCTCCTAACATACTAGCAACACTAGCATGCATTTCTGCCGCTTCATCTAGCTAGAATACAAGTTCACCATCTTTATCTACTGGTAACTATTGAATTAATAATTTATATAATTCATTTTCATCACGCTTTTCCTCGCGACCAATAGCATCATCTAATTTTTTTAAGGCTGGAATACTAGCAATTAAAAGTGGAGTCTAATCATTTGGAAAACAGAAACAAATGCCTCCTCCGCCCGCACCAATCATTACCCAGGGATCTGTCTTTTTCTTTGAACGAATCCATTCTATCCAAGCGCGTCTTACATCTTCTGGAAAAGAATTGATTACTTCTTCGCGCACAGCAGAATCAGTAAAACGTTCAAAATATAGAAGATTAAGTTCAAGTATATTTAAATTATTAAAATCCTTAAAGCGTGTACGACAAAACTCTACTGGTAAGTCTTGAATGACGGGCTTATTATTTTCTATTCTCAGTATACCATAATAAATACCATTTTTAAGCCATTCAGTAGTAATATTAGCAAAAGTATTTGGGACATCTAATTTATCAACAAAATCGCAAGCATTATAAAATGCCTTTATAATTTGTGTCTTCGATCCTTTGCCTCCTTCAAAATTAGGAATTATAACAGTATCATAAAGTGGCAGATGCGCGAGAAAATCAATATTACTTCTATACTCACTATTGGTTCTATAAAAATATTTAGATAATGCACGTAAAGCAACTATATCTCCATTACGAATTATTTCATAAATTTCTTCTAATGTAAAATCACGAGCTACTGGATCACGAGAACTTATACGCCATCCTCTATAATCATAACTACGGTCGGAGAGAGGCGCACGAGGAATTGATGCTACCTTTCTTTTAAATGTGACAAAATCATAAGGCTATCTTTTTTTATTTTCTTCCACTTAACTCACCCCCTTTTTCTTGGAGTAAAAAATGTATACTAAGAAAAATCACGTTTGTTCTTTTTCTTTAAAGCTAAATCTTCATAATATTTTACACGATATAGTCCATATTCAAGCGCAGAAAAACGGTCCTTTTCTAATGAATGAGAAATGCGTTCAACTTTAAATTGATTCTAAATTCCAGTTGGTTTTAGCCGCAAGTTATTTAATTCGTCCATTAAACGAGAAGTCATTTCATATGGCATTAAATAAATACGTCTATCAATTGGAGTCATTTTTTGACCGCGCTTTGTCTATAATAGTCTATCCCTTACAATACGTTCGTGTGCTAAGAAAGAGACAGAGCCATTATTTATCTAGGTAAAAAAATTGGAATTGATTGCGTCATCATTAGATGAGCCCGCTTTTATATCATATATAATTGCGTTATATTCAGGCCAAGGAGCTTCTCCCTCATTTTTCTTTTCAGGAGGTAAATGATGGTCGTTATTAAATGCGTAATATGAAGGAAATTGTTCTCCTGTTTTTGCATCAAAAGAAGGAACAACCATGGCATCTAATAATCCAATACCAGGGCCGTTGCCGTCAATAACAATTTCTTTTGGATTATATAATTGTATTAGCTTTTTTAAACGAGGGGCTTGTTCGGTTATATAGTTAGCTCCATGAATAACTTCTGTATAAACAATATTTTTTCTAAACCCATTATCATTAGGAATAACTTTAATAACTATTACAGCGGTATTAGCAGAATATCTAGCTACGTCAACCCCTATCACATAAAATGTCTTCGGATTAGCAGGATTCTACTATGCTTTCCGCTCACATTTTAATAAAGTTCTTCTTTTATTTAATCTTCTTGAATCTAACCAAGCATCTTTATTATTTCCAGTCCAAATAGATAAAGATTCACGCGCAAAACTCTCTTCATTCATTGTAGAGGAATTACGCTGATCTTCCATCATTTTCTTATTTATAATACCATAATATAATGGAACTTCATATGAAAGGCCCCATACAAAATAATCTTCTGGATGGAGAATAGCATTAATAGTACATTCAATAAGTTTACCATACATAAATACAATACGTTCGCGCGCGGTTGTTATGAAGGTTTGAGTTGATACGGGTTCTTCTGGATTTAAGGTTCCGTCAACTTCGCGGCGAGGTACGTTCATTTGAGGCAATAAAACTTCATTATAGTCTTCTTCTTCAATTGTCGCAGCTTCTTCTAAAATGCCCGCAGTCGCGCGAAGACCACGACTTGTATCTTTTGATACAACTGTTATACTGCTACCATTTTTAAAATGTAATTCATAATAGTTGCCACTTTTCTTTTGTCCAGTCTTTCCATCGTCTTGCTAAGTTGTAAGTTCACGACGCAAAATAGGCCAATGCTTGAAAAATTCTTCAAACTTGGCTTCTGCGGTTTTAATAACCGTGCCCTTAATATCTGAAGCAATAAATATGTTAGAGTTAGGTAGTAGAATTGCTTTTACCAACGCGCTTAAATAAGCGGTAAATGATTTTGATGTCGCGCGCGTGGCCGTCCAAAAATGATAACGATAACGCATACTTGCGCGCAGCGCTATGCGTTGAAAAGGCTATAAATGCCAATGTTTAGCATCTTCTGTATCTTGAAGTGTATCTAACATTAAGTCTGGATAAAGTATCCATAAATTTAAATATTTTGTAAAAAGTTCTTGATTCGCATCTAAAAAGTCCTTTGTTAAAACTACGCCTTTCTCAATAGGGATACCATCACGTAGTACGACTTCCTAATAATCATTCATCGTACCCTCCCCCTTGTAATTCAACCGCGAGCTCATCTTCATCTTCATATTCAACATCAGCGGTTTCATCAAACTCAACTTTTTCGTTTTCAATTTGTTCAAGGCGTTCAGTCATATTATATTGGTCGCGCTTTGATTCAACCTATTCCGCAAAATTACCCTCATTAATAACAAGGCGCTTTAAATAATTTTGAATATTCTCCATCATAAAGTCAATAGAATCTTGCGGTTCAGTATGCCATTTTGGATGCCACCCTTTCTTGCCATAATAGACCATAAGCTCTCCAATAGATTCAAAATCTGCCGCGTTTTTCGCATTGGAGGCTTCAAAGTGTGCCATTTTAATAATATTGTCACGGGCGTCCATTAATTTTTTAACATCCTATCCACTACGCAGTCCATTCTTAATTTGTAATTCTGTTTCGCATAGATCGCGCGCGTAATGCTTTAAAATTGGCGTTGATACATTCTATGTGGCTACAATTGCATTATAAAAATCTTCCAAAAATAAAAGCTCTTCTTTTGTATAGGTTGGCGCCCATTCCTTTTTAAGCCGCCGCAATTTAGCCTCATTTAAAACTTCAATTTCCTCATCAATTATGCCTTCTTCGCGCGCGAGGCGCCAACGTTCATTTTCATCGGCCCATTGAAGCGCGGCATAATGGTCATCAAATAATAGGTTAAAGTAGGCCGATAATGTATGCTCTTTATGTGTCTTATAAAGCGATGTCCATTTATTTAGGTCAAATGGAATGTCTAAGTAACGACAAAGTCTATCAACTTCTCCTAAATTTTCCTAATCAATCATGCGTTCAAGGCACTAAGTGCAAATAAGAGAACGATGGCCGGGAAAGAAGTTAGATGGAGTTCGCGCGAATTGAATTTCAGGCTTTTCCTCCTTGCATTTCAGACATTTGCGTTTCTTTACTTCTTCTGTCATTTAATCCTTGCCCTCCTTTTTCTATTCTACGTTTTTTCTCGCACTCTTTACAATTAGAAGAAAGTCCATCTTTGCGGCTACGATTGCGCACAAAGAATAAGGGCGAAGCGGGTAAAGTGCGTCCGCAGGCTTTGCATACTTTTCTCTAATCAAGTGGAGTATCTATTAGAGAGTGATATTTCTAGGCGGCAAGTGCTATTTTTTCTGGGATTTCTTTTGATAAAATTGTACATAAATGATTTTCATTATATTTAAGCCCATACTTAATTTGTAAGTTTTCTACAATTTCAATATAGGGCATTTTCTCAATTTTTCTATCTAATATATACTACCTAACTTCTGTTAGGTCTGCCATATCGCGATAGCGCTCAAAATCAAAAATTAGAGTGCGGCCGTAGGTATCAAGTTTTTCATAAACCTAATCATACAGCATATCGTAATTATTAATAAGGGCGCGAACGTGTTTTGGATCCTCCCAGTTAAAGGTGTGGCGGCGTATCATCCACTTAACTTCTATATTTCCCTAATCATCTACCCGGGTCTCATAGTCCTCTATGTTTTTGGATATAGTGCGTAGTGATTCTTCAACACGGCGTTGCCATTCTTCATATGAAATCCAATAGAAAGAGTCGCAAGTCCAATCGTAGAAAGCGGGGTGCGGGTGGTCCATATTTTGGAAATGAAGAGTGGGTTTATAGGCATCGCGCAAATAGTATTGATGACGCCGCACATCAATTAGCATATGTTCTAGTTGGTATAGGCGATAGCTATCATCTAAAATTGTTGTAGTTTCGTCTGGTGGTACGCGCCCCTTATTAACTGCGACGACATGTTCTAGGTGGTCAATACATTCCCAAATTTGCTACATGCCGGGAATATCACCGTCGCCAATATCAATAAGTTCGCCTGTTTTTTTATCGTATTTTGGGCGCTTAATTTCTTGCTTTTTCTTTGTATAAACTTGGCGTGTATTTGAAGGTTTAAGTGATTGTTGGTCCGCCATTGGATTTTCAAGCATTTCATCCAATGATAAAAGTTTATCGTCCATGCGCTTGTAGCTGCCGTAGCGCTTGTTGCCGTCGGTAGTTTCACCACGCTAAACTGCGTTTAAACCATTCTCATCTTTACCATATAAAATATATGAACCCATCTATTCAAGTTCGGTTTCGGTTGGATCGGTATCTAATGTATCTAATATATCTTTAACAGCTTGAACACGGTCAATATCGCGTTCAACGCTATAATCTAATGAGTATTTTTTCTTCAATAAAGTCACCTCCGGGGCATTGGTTCCCCAACTACTTATATTATAACATATTGAATAACTGGGTGTCAAGTATTTGGGGGATAGTTCAAAATTTTTCGGGTGAGAGATGATTGGGACGGGGCCTATTGTTCGGATTTGTCGTTTTTGGTTTTCCCGTATACATGCCCCCGGTACTGGCGTCCTATTTTTGTGCAGGTCGTACAGAAAAGCGCTGGCTTTTTGTGCACTATGCCGAACCTTCAAATTTTCCCGCGAAAAAGCGAAAAAAGGGCTTGCAATTCCCGCGGGGTGTGGTATAATACAGATGTTCCCGGGAGGACGGGCAGCCAGCGACGATATGAGCGGGCCGATACCTGCGGGATACACCATAACTATATTATAGGAGGGATTCACCATGTTGAAATCTAAGGAAAAGGGCTATTGTCAAAAGACTCTGACCGAGCTGGAGCTTGCAATGGAAGCACGTTATGAGCTGGAGCGTGAAAAGGGCTCGACCGCTGAACGTTTCGACGTTTCCGCGAAAGGCATCGAGGTGCGGGTGCGCCACCATGTTCAGACCCGCGGCATCTCCAGCAAAGCCGATTTTCGCGCAAGAGCGGAAGGAAAAGCTGACGGTTACCTGTTCATCAATGGCAAGCGTTACGCCTATGATGTAAAGACAGGTGGCACGGTCGGGAAGCCCCAGCAGGATGGGAGCTGGGATGAAAGCGACATCCTGCCGTCCGCTCCATACGTCATCTTTCCTATCATTGACATCATCAAAACGGATGACGACATCCTTGATGAAAGCGTGATTTTCACGCGGAAGCAGTGGCTGGAGCTGTGCGCCAACTGTTCACGGAAAGGACTGGCTGGCACCTTCCACGTGACCGGAAGGTCTCCCGTGATT